GTGCATTGTCCGCCAGATTGAACTATGTGACTGAAAACTATGTCACCTCCAATTATAATCCCTTCACATTCGCCTTCAAATATCTCCCCGAGCCCTCTCCGAAACGAAAAATTTATTACAATTGGTACGAGAAACAGCTCTCTTTAGCTGGCCATTTCTATTCCGAAGCCGTAGACGCGAAGAAACCAGAGGCTAAATTCAAGAAAGAACTTAGCAAGCCTGGCAAGCACGGTCGATTATATGTGACATATAATGAGTCCATAATCGGAATGGGGTGGTTTTTCACCTACCTGAAGTCCTTCTTCTGCACCAGTCACCACCTGGAGTATGAAGGAATACCTTTAAATCTGTTTGTCAGAAAAGCCCTTAAGGAAGATTCCACCTTTGATGCGAATCCTCCTCTTGGCTTGAATGGTCAAGTATTTTCAGACGACATGAGTTTTCAGTACAAAATGCCGAACTCAACTTATCTGTTTGATGCTGACATATCATCATGTGACTCTGGGAATACTGCAGCCAATTTCTATTTGTTAGCGACTCTCAGCATGCACCTTGGTGCATCGCTAGATATGGTCAGACATGCTTACTCGCGCTTACGAGAGGCTATCATTATTAGAAACCCTAGCAATCCTAAAGAGTTCATCTCAATGAAGCCAAAGACCATTTTTCAAGGTAGCGGGTGCCCCGAGACTACAATAGTCAACGACATCGCTTCTACCTCCATAGCTATAGCTATGCAAACATACATAGGGTATTACAATCGTTATAAATTTACCTCTCAATTGCCTGGCGTGATATACACCGGCCATTTCGACCCTGCACCCCCCGTCGTTAAAAACGAAATTTTGCAGATGTCGGCTTTGGCTGTTGGTCACGTCATCACAATTGAGACTCGGAAGACCCCCGAGGAATTACAATTCCTCAAGTACTCACCCTTCCTTTCTACCACCGGTCGTTGGGTTTCGAATCGAAACCTTGGAGCGGTGTTTAGAAGCCTCGGTTCATGTGATGGCGACCTCACCGCCGTCATGTTGAACATGACCAGAGTCGAGTTCTCTAAGATGAGTTTTGAGCAGAAGATGGAGAAATTCATGCGAGGTGTCGTAGCGGGATTGGTCAATGAACCACAATCCCTAATAATGGACGCTCTTCGTACGCGTTTCCCACCAAGCAAATTGGTCGTTACCACCAGTTACCATGAAACAAAAAACCGGAATTCCCACACTCTCCTTTTGGAGAGCTTTATATCCCGGTATGGCGGTTC